CGAGTCGCAGCGATCCTTCGTAGGGATCAAAGTTCTGCGCGCTGAGGAGGTTGGAGGCTAGGCTCGCAGGCGGCTCCAGGTATTCGTAGTCCTGCGGCTTGTAGATTGTTTGCGGCGAGGAATACGTCGAGGTGGTCAGGATCGCGTCCACCTCGAAGTCGAGGTATAGAAAGTTGATATCGGTCGAATCCTGCCTCCCTTCTGGTGCCTTTGATGTCCCGGAGAAATACAGAATCGGAGTCTGCCTCACCCACGGGAATGACTGCGACCACAAAGGCTCGGCTGTTGCTGCCACCGGCACCGAGTTGAAAGTTGCCTTGGTGGTGATCACCTGCGCCCGGTAGAGCCTGCCCGTGACCTTGACCTTCTGCGCGCTGGCATAGACGCCTGTCGCCCAGTCTGGAGTGTCGGCCTTGATGACGAGGTTCTTGCCCGTGAATGATGTGATGACAGTGCCAGTCTCTGCATCCCGCACCTGATAGGCAGGCTGTTGCACGCTTTGATGTGTAGTGACGCTATCGACCGGTTGTCGGTTGAAATACCACAGCGATTCACCATTCGCGAGGGTGGCATCAGACGTCCCTTCGCGGGGATAGTTGGCGAACTTCGTCCGGCTCTCAGCTACCTGCGGGATCAGCGCGATGATCGCGTTTTTGATCGCTGTCGAGGTGTTCATCGGCTTCGTCTGAGCGACAAACGTCTGGTAATCGTCAGGCGGCAGGAACGTGTCGAGTTCCTTTCCCGACAGGCCCATCGTCTGGATCCTTCCGGTGATGGCGCTGCCGCTCGCCTGCTCGACGAACTCCGGGCGCCCGTCAGCAGGAGACAGGCGGCGGCGGGTGTATTTGATGACGACCTGCGAAGGCTTCAGATCCGGCCTGCTGGTCAGATCAAAGTCAACGAGCGGCGCAGTCCCGACGGCATAGGTCTGGGCCGACATCCCGGAGCGACGGGACAGGTTGAAAATCGGATCAGCTCCTCCGCTGTAGTCGAACCAGCCGATTGAGTCCGGCACCCACCGCATGAGTTCCGCCAGGACGTCCGCGCAGGTCATCATGCTGAGTTGCAGCTTCGGGATCGTGAATGTGCTGGCGATGGTTCCAACCACAAGCGGCGCGCCGAGCACGATTGCACGAGCAAGCAGTGCCTCGATGTTGGCCTTCACCGTCGCTTCGTTGAAGATGATCGTCGGGCGATCCTGCGTGTTCGTGCCGCTGCTCACGCTGCTGGTGATGTCGATCTTCCGCAGGAACTGCCACGGTCCCTCGACGACGACCTGCACGCCGAAGTTCGTCGCTCGTGCTTGCGTCACCCACCCGCGGAACTGGCGGCTTGCAGGGAATGCGCCGATGGCTGGGATCCACAGCTCCACGCGCTGCCCGACATCGGGAATGATCGTCTCGCCGGCGTTGATGCTCTCGGTGCGGCAGGTCCACGTCAGGACATCCGGCCCGAGGTTCTCGAAGCGCAGGCTGGCGTTGACCGCGAGCAGGTCGGCCCCGAGGAATCGGTCAGTCGCGTTCAGGGTTTTCCCGGCCTCGCCCTTGATGATGTAGTCGGTCATGGTCAGTTGCCGGAGCGGATACGAGCTTGGAGTTCATCGATCTGGCGCTTCTGCGCCACCGTGCGCCGGTCCAACTCCCCCATCAACTGGATGAGCTGCGTGACGTTGGTGTTCACTCCTCCGATGCTGGTATTGATGGATCCGTTGAGGGTCTGGAGAGCGATGGCGACCTTCGATGTCTCGCTTGCTGCGATCACACCGTCTGCGACGGCACCTTTCAGAGCTTCGACCGCTGCGACCTGCCCGGAGTTCTCGGGCCTGGCGCTCTCTGCGATCAGCTTGATCTCGTCGGCAGCTTGCTTCCCGGTTTCGACGAGTCCGGCCACCTCAGCCTTGATCGTCTCAGCTTGCAGCGTCTGCTCGATCTTCGGAATCTCGATGGCGATGGACTCGGCCACGGTCGCAGCGTTCGCCATCGCGTCGTTGAGTCCCTGCGCGGTCGTGGCGACAGCCTCGGCGATCTTGCCTCCATTCGCGGAGAGTTGCGCGTCCAGCGCGTTGACCCTTGCCTCGGTGGCTGCGATCAGAGCTTGAAAAGCCGGATCGTCGAGTTGCCTCTGCGCTTCGATGGCCCCGCCGGTTTTAGCGAACGGGATTTCACCTTCCGATAGTTTGCCTCGTTCCGACGCCTGCTTCTGGAGTTCATCACGCTGCGCGCGGAGAACCTCGAGCTTTCGAGTCTCAGCTTGCCGGGAAAGCTCGGTCTGAATCGCCTGCGATTGAGTCGCGAGGAACAGCTCCTGCGCAATGGTTTCCTGCTGCTGTGCTTGCGAGAGCTGCTCGTTCTGCGCGGCGATCTGCTGGCGGGCCTGCTCCTCACGTGCGGCCGCATCCGCTGCCACGTTGTCGGAGATGGCCTTCACCTCGTCCACGGACTCCCCGCGAAGTCGCGCAAGGTCGAGTTCAGCCTCGCGCAGTTTCTCCGTGTTGCTCAGGGCTGCCGCCGTGCTGGCGTTCTGGGCGTCCGTGACGCGCTGGTAAGCACCGATCAGGTTCTCGGCTTGTTCAGCAGCTAGGACGATCTGGGAAAGCCCGAAGTCGATATTCTCGTCTACTGCCTTGGCCGCGTTCTCCCCGATCTGCTCGACGGCTTCAGCAAGCAGTGCCGCCTTCTCCGCGGCGTTTGCCGAGTCGTCGGCCATGCCCATGAACACCTTGACTGCGATAGCACCCACGGCGATCAGAGCGCCCGCAATCGCACCACCGGGGCCGAACACCCCGAGGAACTGCGGAGCCTGCTGGGACATGGCGACAAGCGCCGAGGTGCCGCCAGCCACCTGGACGGCGAAGTCTTGCACCTGATAGCCTGCCGACTGGGCGATCACGCCGATGCTGGCGGTCCCTTTCCCTGCTTTCGCTGTGGATGTCGCTGCCTTGTCGCTCGCCTGAGAGACGGCGTCAATGGAGCGAGCTGCGCCCTTGCCGCTGGTTTCGACGACATGGAGCGCGTCGTCGAGCTTGTCGGTCGCCTGCGCCGTATCAGTGACCCGGTCATCGAGTTTGACGACGGAGTCGGTCAGGTTGTCGACAGCGCGGTCGACGACCTTGGTCGAGTTGTCAACTTCGTCCAGCTTGCCGTCCAGCTTGTCGACCGCTTGACTCAGGTCCACGACGGCGACCTCAGCCTCATCGACCTTGTCCACCATCTTGTCGATGGCCTGCGTCGTGTCCTTCGCGCCGGTCGTGTCGGCCTTGGTCGAGATCTGGATGTCAACTTTGCGGCTCGCCATGGTCAGGGTGCTGTTGTTCGCCCGGTGATGCTTGCGTCAATAGAGAGAGAGAGTCCCCGATAACCAGCTGAAACCTGAGCAATCGCTTCGTGGATCGTGATCTTCGGGGTAATCGTGTCAGGCGATCCGGGAGCAGTGTTGGAGCTTGTGGAAACTGGAGTGATACCTGCGCTGGGTGAACCATTGGCGGTCGCAATGTTCAAGGACGAATCACTCCTGTGGGTCCGCGATGTCAGAATGATTGAAGCTCCAGACCCGGAAACAGTGTAGTCGCGATTGATGAAATACGAGGCAGCGAGTTGAGCGCGGGCAGTTGCGGCCCACGTTGACGCGGCTTGACCTGCAAAGACAGGGACGTTGAATGATTGAGTGATGGAATCGACCGTGACGGAAACCAGAACAGTGCCAGATGCTGGATCTGTGCTGGATGGCGTAATCGAAGCAGGACTGGCTACTGGTCCGTAAACGTCGATCGTCGTGGCGCTGTCAACGTGTCGCAGAATGATAATGCCATCGGCCCCGTTCTGCCCTGCGTCGCCGTCAGTCCCTATCCGGCCGGCTCCGCCGCTGCCAGGGGTGAGAGTTGTTGCCGTGGCGAGAACGCCGCCGCCGTTGCAGTAAACGGTTGAGATGTTGTCGAGCGCCGAGGTTGTTCCGGCTCGGCCGATACGGTCCGTGCTCGATCCTGATTGAGTCAGCCCCACTGCGGTGGAAGATCCGCCACCGCCGGAAAGGAACCCGGCAGATACTCCTCCATCCCCGCCTGCAAAGCCGAGGCTGAGGATTGAACCGCCGCCGATGCCAGTTGATCCGGTGCCACCTCCCCCAGATCCATTTGCGCTCCTTCCGTTTTGAGCTGCCCCGACGCCACCGCCGCCGCCACCGAATCCGCTGAAGCCGAAAATCGAACTGGTCGTCCCATCCGAGGCCGAAGTCGCTGGTGATGTCGTCGAACTGATGCCGCCTTTGCCGATGACTGCTGAAACTGTTTGCGCGCTTGCTGATGCGGATCCGGCAATGAGCCTGCCAGCGCCCCCACCGCCGCCGCTGCGGCCTCCAGACCGACCGCCGCCCGCTCCGCCGCCGCCTGCAATGAGGTAGTCGATTGAGGCTGAGGTGTTGATTCTGACGATGGAGTCAGCCGTCAGCTTGTGCCACCGGTATGTTGTGCCGCCGTCAACATAGGTTCCGGTCGTGTAGCCGGATGCAGCCGGAAGCGAGATGAAGTTCACCTGCTTGATGGGGCTCACCAAAGAAAGCCCAAGAGAAGACAGGACACGAAGCTGGCCTGGGACGGGAACAGATACCGTGCCTCCGCTTGCCACGGTTGGAGAGCTGGTTGTCGGATCAGTGCCGTCGGTCGTGTAGTGACTGGTCGCGCCGGCTGTTGGAATCGTGACGGTCACGGTGACCGTCCCGGCTGGTTGGGCGGAACTTTCAGGTGATACGTATACTTCAGGCAACCCCCCTGATTCAATGAATCCCCGGCAGATGATGGCGCTGTTAGTTTCTCCGGTCTTTACCGCAAGCGCCTTCACGCGGAACGTGCCAGCCTGAAGAAACGAAGACCCGCTTGCGATTGTGGGGGATCCTGTCGTCGGATCGGTGCCGTCGGTCGTGTAATGGATCGCGGTTGCATCTGCTTGCGTGATCGTCACTTGAGTCTGAACAGTGCCCGATGCTGTGGCGGTCTCAACTTGATTGGTGCCGTCGTAAACGATGTCTCCAAGGTAGGCTGTTACAGTGCCGCTTTGGTCCTTCAGAAACTCATACAAGCTGCCGATTTCGGCCTCGCAGTCTGACACGCTTGCAAACGCTGTAACGCTTGAAAACGAGGCGGTGATTGCTGATCCCGGGCGGGCATAGTTCCGTGATTCAGTGACGCCGATGTAGTTCACCGTCTCCGAATTCACGGAGTAATCGACCCGCAGACCCTGAGTGTCGCTTGATGCGCCATCAGAGCCAGCGAGGTCGTAATACCTCGATCCTATTTCAAGGCGGCATTTCATGGGGCAGCGACAGCGGCGACAGTGAAGAGCGCGACGGGCGCTCCGGCGCTGAACGTGCGCTTCGCTGCTAGCGTCAACTGGCCGAGGCGGTTGTCAGTTGGTGAGAATCGCTTTTGCAGATCAATTAATTGCACCGCAGCGCAATCGAAGTTGATGCCGCCGACGGTTGCCGTTGCGATGTCGAGCGTGGAAGATGCGAGGTCTTCGCCTGTATCGAGGGATCCGAAAAACCCATCGAAGGAGCTTTCAGCGACTCCGGTAGGAATACAGGTGATGGTCGCACCAAGGTTCTGAAGGCTCATGTCCACAGTGCCGATCCCGTCAACGGTTACCGGGTTGAGCGAGAGGTCGAAGGAAATCTCGAAGCCGCCTTCGGAGAAGAACGTCAATCCACCTCCAAGAGTGGCTTGATACGGAGCGGTGATGATCTTCGATGGGTCGAATGCGGTCCCGATGGGGTTTCCTCCTGCCACCGCGTAGTAGTCGGCCAGCGCCGCCGGGTCACCGCTGATTTCCAGAAGGCCGGTGAACTGCACGCTTCCGAAGGCTGTGTTGTTGGCGCTGCACCGAATGCTCGGCATCTGCGTGATCGCAGCATTGTTGATCGTGTAGGTGGCATCTGTCGCAGTGATCACGAGCGGCTTGTCGGTGCCTCCATAGATGCTCGCTCCCATAACGGTATTGCCGTATGGAAAGAGCTTGGCGAGGTCTTCGATCTCACCGACAGGCTCGAACTCGACGACGATCTGGAAGTCGGTCTTTGACTTGGAAACGACACCGTAAGCGTCGGTCTCCTTGTCGAAGGTCGAGTTGGTCATCGTCAGGGAAACGCCGCCCTTGGAGTAGAAAGTCGCGCTGTCGAAGGCGATCTTACATGGGCCGCGAACAATGGTGGTGCGGTTGAAAGTTGGCATGGCTTATCGGGTGGGTGGTTCGTTGGAGAGGCCGATTGGAATGGTGAATTGAAGAGCCTGCTGGAGCATCGAGTCGTTGGTCTGCTGGCTCATGCCGGCGAAGAGCAGAACGCCGCCGGACAACGGGGCGTCGTCACGGTCGGCGGGCTGCACGTGATGCAGTAGGCGGGCGACGGCCTCCGCGATCTCGGTGCATGACGGGCCGGGGCGCGCCTTGGATCGCCAGATGCTCGGGATCTCCGACACAGTCACTTGGAAGGTGGAGGTCGTCAGGTATGGGCCGGGCGTGTTGTCGGTGTCGGTCTCGCCGGATGCGAAGTTGACCATCACGAACGCGCCGGTCTTCTGCGCGGCATTGACGATCTCGCGCTCGACATCCTTCTGGTCCTCGATGAGGACGGGGATCGTCGGGACCGTGCGGAAATACTCGGACTCCCGCAGGTGCTCCGCGATGCTCTCAACGATCTGGCGGATGAGGGAGGCCATGGGTCAGGGAGATTCTGCGAAGTCCATCAGCGCCTTGCCCGAGTAGCGGAACGATGCGCCCGAGGCAGTAGCGAAGGATGCAGCGCCCGTGTCGTCGGCGTCGGCGTTGTTGTTGGCGAGGTCGTCGAGGAAGTTCTCGGCTGCCTCCACGGAGAGCTTGCGGTCCTCGCCGTTGAACTCAGAGAGCGACGGGAATGCGTCGGTCAGGAGGCGGCGGGCGATGGCGTAGGCGTGCCGCTGAGAGCCGGGCGGGATGTAGAGGCCGGTATTGACCAGCGGGCCGAGACCACGCTTGCGGCGGCCGGCGTTGATGCGAGAGACGAACTCAGCGGCGACTTGGGCGAGGATCTCAGCGAGCTTCGCGTCAGGCGTCGGCGACTCTTCGACCAGCCGGTCGAGTTCGTCGTTGCCGAGGCGGTCGCGGAAGGAGTCAACGGTGAGAGCAATCCAAGCCATGAGTCAGGAAAAGGAAAGAGGCCCGCCCGCGAACAGGCGGGCCTCAGTGGGTGGGTCGGTCAGAACAGCAGCTTGGCGACCATGGCAGCGGTGAGCGTGCCAGGGGATGCGCTTGCAGTCTGGGCGATGCGGACATACCGGCGAGTGTTGGCCGGGACGCGGAACCGGACGGTCTTGGCGGCAGCACCAGCGGCACCGGCACCGGTCTGGGTCGTCGTGATCGCAGGATCAACTGCGGCGAAGGTCGTGCCGTCGGCGCTGTCCTGCAGCGTGTAGGTGACGATCTTCGTATCAGCGAGCTGGGCAGTGGTCAGGGCCGGGCCAGCCAGTTCAAACACGACGCGCTCGATGTCACCGCCGACGGCCTGCTCGAGGTCGAAGGCTGCGGTGTTCGCTCCACCGGAGAGGAGCGTGACGGTCGAGACGTAGTTCTGGTCCTGCTGGTTGCGATTGAATTCAAAAGACATGGTCGTGATTAGCTGAGGGTTTCGGTGTCACTGATGGAGTCGGTGATGATGATCGGGATGCCGAACGACTCGGTCGGAACACCCGGAAGGATGCCAGTGAAGGCTTCCTGCTTGGTGCTGGCGGTCATCGTCCGGCTGATCTGAAGCTGATAAGCGGAGCGACGGGACATGAGCAGATGGCTCGGGCGCTCGCCGACCGGGAACTTGCTCAGAAGCTCGGCGATCTTAGCGTCGGTAACTCCCTTGCCGGTATCAGCGGTGCAGTCCTTCAAGCGGCCCACGGCGTACTTGTTGACGCACTGGAAGCCGATCCACGCGGTGAGGTCGGAGATGAACGCGGCGTAACGCTTCGAGTTGGCGTCGACGGCGTCGCCCTCACGGAAGGCGGAGAGGTCGAAGGTGGTTCCGTTGCCGTAGACGTATTGCACGCCGGTGGTGCCTGCCTTAATGGCGTAGACCGAGGAGCCGGTGGCGGAAGTCGTCCCGCCTGCATCGACGACCAGCTCGTCACCGAAGGTGCCGATGAGCTGCTGGAGGCCGAAGAAGCCCTTCGCGCCTGCGGCGGTGCCGTAGATCGTCTGAGATCCAACGGTCGAGAGAGCCGCGCGCATGACGCCGGCAGCTTCGATGGCCTGGATGGCTTCGGGTCCGTCTTCGTAGCCGCGGGCGACTGCCTTGTCCACCTCGACGCGAGACGAGAGGATGTAGCACTCGACGAGGCGATCGGTGAAGTTCGACTTGGTGGCGTCGGTGCCTTCGTTGGCAGCGCGGAACCCGACAGCCGGGCGGCTGTTGCGGATAACCGTCTTGTAGGAGGTGCCGCGGATCGTGCGCGCCGGGATGATGGTCACCTCGGGCGAAGCGGTTGCGACTTCCTCGATGAGTCCGACGATCGGGTCGGCACCGTTGAGCTTGGCGAGGTCAAGCAGGGTCAAGTTGTTGGACATGGGATGTTAGGATTGGGATTGAGCTTTGAAGGCGGCTTCAACACGGGCGAGGCCAGTGAGAGCTGGGCCTTGAGGCGGGTCTTCGGTGCGGCCCGCGAGGACTGTTTTGCCAGAGAGGGCGGGATTGACCGGGATGGCGTTAAGCGCCTTCACGGCTTCCGGGTTGCTGGTGATGGACGAGCGCCAGAACGCCTTGGTCGCGTCGTCCTGAGGGGCGATGCGGCCGGCCTTGATGGCGTCTTCGATGGCGGCGTCGGCGGATGCCGATGCCTTCGCAGCCATCTCGTCCTTGAGCGACTTGTAGGCGGCTTCGAGTTCGTCGTTGCGCTTCTTCATGTCGGCCAGATCATCCTCGGCGGACTTCTTGGCCATGTTGGCGGCTTCGACGGTTTCGACCTGCGCGGCGGCTTCACGGAGGGAAGCGAGCGCGGTTTTGGCGGTTTCGAGAGCTTGATCGGGCGCGCAAGACGCCTCCACGAGCCCGAGTTCAACTAGGTGTTGCATGGGGTCTGTTGCTTGGTGAGCTGCGGCGATCCGCGGGATTTCCTCGAAGGCCGGGTCGTTGACCAAGCTGCCGATCTCCCCGCGGCCTGTCAGGCCGGTCGGGATGCCGTCTTTCGAGATGAGGAAAGTCGGGGAAAAGTAGGAGTAG